CAGATCAACATCTGCCGTATCTTGTGCGGTTTTTTTCTGCCTACGGACCAATTCCTCATCCAAGTACGCATTGTTCATTGAAATCAGCGGCCCAAACTGTTGCAATTGCGCTTTCGTGAGTGGTTGGCTCGGGTTCAAAGGCTGCTTGTTGTTCCCTGGGATCGCATCATATTGCTGCGCTATGGATGGCCAGTTTGCCGCAAGCTGATCGTCTGGCATGTTCATTACATTGTTGTAGAGGAGCTGCGTGGCATCATGCGCGGCTTTTGCATTCGCAAGTTGCTTCTCGTCCAAACCTGCGATGCTGGTACGCGTCTCTATATCGGCCTTTTTGAGCTGCTGCCAAGTTGCAGGCGACAAATTCCCTTGCTTTCCGAGCACATCAGCGACTTCGCCAATCGTCTTGCCCTGATTCGATGGATCGGACATGGCTGCGCGGAAGGCCGCTTGATCCTTCTGTGCCTGCTGCGCTTGCTGAAGCTGTAATTGGCCCGCTTGCGTCTGCTGTTGGAGTGCCTGCATCCGCAGCGGAGCCTCCTGCTGCTGAATCTGGCCCTGCTGCTGCATGTTACGCAACGCGAGAAGATTGCCATACTGCTGCAAGAGGTCAGATTGCTGAGGAGTTTTTACCGCCAGAGCGGGAAGCGGAATGCTAGACATAGTTCGGGTTCCCCTGTTTCAGATTGCTCAAGAGCATTAAATTGGTGAGGTTATTTCCGATTCCGCTGAGTGCCCCGCTATACGCATTGCCAGCACCCACATACCCGCTCGCCGTCGCTGCTCCTGCATTCTGGTAATCCTGTCCTTGCTGAGTCGCCGTATTAAGCAGATTGCTGGTGACGTTGTTCGAGGCTGTCTGGCCCTGATTGGCAAGATTGGTTGCGGTCGTCTGTCCTACTCCAGCCAACGCCGCTAGCCGGTTGTACTGGTTCGCCTGGTCGTTGTTGTAGGCGTTGTATTTGGTTGTGTAGTCCTGCAAGGCACGGTTGTAGACATTCCCATACTCGTTCGAGGCATAATCTTGCGCATAGGTGTCCAGTGCCTTCGCCGTCCCACCGGTGACCACTCCACCACGCGCCGCCGCCGATCGCTGGATTGCATCTGTACCGAGTTTCAACCGCGCTTGATAGCCTGGATCGTTCTGTTCGGTAATGTCGGTCGGGGCTGTGAACGTTCCAGAATACGGCGCCATCAGCGAGCCTTGCGCTACTCCGGTTCCATTCGCAGCGCCGCCTGTACCAAGCCCATACTGCAATGCGGAGAGTCCGCTATTGCCAGCGGCCAGCCAAGGTGCCTGTTGCTCCTGCGCTGTCTCGTACTGCTGCTTCTGGAAGTCGAGCGCATCCTTCGAGGCCTGCGCCTGAAGATCGGCGGCATGGTTCGCCGCAGCGGTCTGGGCATCGGCAGCGTTGCCAGCGGAGTTTGCCGCAATGGCCGCGCCGCCGATACTTCCGGCTGCGCCAATCCCGCCAATGATTCCGAGTGTGGTTGCTGAAATGGCTCCGGACATTAGGCTCCTGTAACGACAACCGTATCGTTGTCGCTCTTTCGTGACATAAGCGCTTCAGCCTCATCCGTAAACTCGGCTTCTGCCTGTTCAACTGTTTTGGCGTCCGTGGGGAAGATCATGGTGATGCATGTTTCTTCCTGCGCCACAAAGATTTGCTTGCGTCCTGCATTAGCAGGGATGACGTGATAGCCTTCCAACTCAATCCATCCGTCTCCGGTAAAGACTTTGGTGCGACCGTTGACGATCAGCATTGTGGGAACCTTGACGAGCGCGCCCATCAACACAACTTCCGGCGCGATTCGGATGGTTCGCACATACATCCCACCGTGGAGTATGTGTTCTGTCTTCACTTCAACCTGCGGGAGCCCAAGCATGGCATTCTGAACGGTTGTAAGCTGGGCCATCGCCTCATCGGTTAGGGCTAGATTCAAGCGAATCTCCGATAAAAGATGACGTTCGTGCGCTGATAGCCCTTGCTGGCGTCGAGAAGCTTTTCAAGTTGGCCTCCAGCCGGCGAACTGTACAGGATGCCTACACACCCTGCTTGCTGCGCATATCGCTCTACCTCACGCATCAAATCCAGCCCCGCTCCAGTCCTTCGACGTGACTTTGCAATGAAGATGCATTCGAGGTTGGCGACCTTATTTCCGTAGTGCGGCAGGATCGGCATCAGCAGGATGGCGAAACCGATATCCTTCTCGTCTTCTGAAACCATGAAACTCTGGGAAATTCCAGATTTTTCGATGAGTGCGTAAATATCGCGCTGCGGGTTGATTTCACCAATCGCAGGGATGGAGCATTCTGCTGCGTACTCTTCAATCAGCACAGTAGAATCCAGAACTTCCGAGACGGGGGCGAGCTTTACCTGGATCAAGTCGCTTGCACCTGTGCGGTGAGTACGCCATTCACGAATGTTTGACTCCCCTGTGTTCCACCCACGGTCAAAGCAGCGGTTGTAATGGTCACGTTAATGCCCGGAAGACGCGCCAGAGCTACCGTTCCGGTGGTCAGGTTCGAGGCATCGCTCGCAAACGCCTCAGCGTTGCTCTGGGCCGTATTAGCTGCACCTGTAGCGAACGTCTGAGCGTTGCTCTGTGCCGCCGCCGCTGCTCCCGCAGGATCAAAGGCTGTGCTTGGCTCTATCGCCGCCGTACCGAGGGTGTTACTGGTCGCTCCAGCCGGCAGAACGACTGCACCTTGCTCTAAAGTGGTGGCCGGAGCCATCCCCGCACCGTCTATTACTCCAGTCGCAGAGATGTGCTGAAGGATTGAACCGATGTTTCCGGTTCTGCCCACGATCTTGACGGTGGGATTAATATTTCCGATCAGATTCCCGTTTACGTCGAATCCGGACGAGAGCTGTAACTGCCACTGCTGGAACTGTTTGAGCCATGTATAGCTAAGCCTGCCATGCTGATCGATTACGGGAACCTGAAGCGCGGTAAAGGAGCCGGTTGCTTTGAGAGCCATTATGCAGCCGCCTTGAGGTAGGCATCTACGATGATCCAGGGGATGGCATCTGAGACGGTAAGCTCGTAAATTCTGTACCGCGCCCTTCCCAGGCGCCTCCAAACTGCGCGAGCAGTATATTGGCCGGCAAACCCGCAACCCACGGTGTGAACGTTCGACCAGGTAGAGCCGCGATCATTGCTCCATCGCAGCATTGCCTGTGGAGGTCTGGGATTTCCATTTCCATCCATCAAGGGAGGTTGAGGACCGAGACCGGTAGCGAAGTCTACGGTAAGCTCAGAGTGATAAATCCACGCCATCTCGTTGACTAAGGTCGGAGAACGCCTCAACCTGCGAATTGCCTCTCCGTTGTCTGTCACGAAGGCATAGACCCCTCCGCCTGTGTCGTAGGGGAGTTTCATCTCCCACAGGTTTCCGGTTTTCCAATCGCCTACGAGATGCTTTCCAAAGGCGTAGACATGGTTCCAGCTCCTGTGCGGACCCCAAGCACCGGCTTCGGTAATCCATTCAGCACGCTTATGCCACAGGTTCTCTGCTACGTCGAAGGTCCAACTGCAATCCGTTCCAGGGATATAGAGCACCCAGAATAGGTGTCCTTCATCCTGATAGGTATAGCTGACAAGTTGAGCAATCTGATCTTCGGAGTAAGACGTCAGCGAAGTCTCGACTGCATGGGTCGAAATCCGCATCGGCGTGTAACCATTCGCTCTCCACGCCTGCCGTGCGCCGCGCTGATCCTTGCTAATCCAGAAAACGGTATTATCTACAAGATTTCTCCCAAATGTTGCTCCTGCACCCATGTCGATCAGCGCGCCGGGAATCACGTCAAAGATTTCATCCGTGCCGGTGTCCTGATAAGGCTGGGCATGCTGGCTGCCGAACACCCACAGCTCCCTGTGGCTGACGATGATCGACACGATGTTCTCTGGGAAGACGGAAACCGCATTGACCTGAATTCCGGGCCATGTAGTGCCGTCGAGAATATCGGACATCTGGAACTTGTTGCTGTTTGCAAAGCAAACGATGAAATATCCGTCCGAATACTCGCACTGAATCGGAATTCCAGCGAGGCTGGCCGTCACATCAACAAGCGTATTGTCCGCAAAGGTGTAACAGTAGGCTCTCCCTGCCGAAACGATAAGTAATTGGATGTTACTTGCCGCAATCGACACGGAAAGCCCATCATTATCCACCGATCCTCGCTCGGTTTGTGTTCCATCCGAGGCGACTTCATAGAACGTGTCTGAGGCGACCACAAAAAGCTGCGTCCCAGTCCAGTATTGCCCGCGGACTGGACCATCAGGAAACGCGATAAAGACGTTCAGTCCAGGGGTTCCGAAGTACGACCACTTTGTCTGTGCTCCAGGCGTCTCAATCGTCTCCGCGTAGAGATTGATGCACTCCTCATCAGCTACGACATTCGACTTGGCCGTGTAAGACGGTCCAATAAAACCGAACTTCATTTAATTAGGCATTCCCGTCACGTAATTAAAGTCTCCATGCACTCCGATTCCGGGCATTCCCGCATCTCCGGTAGTGCCACGAGGCGACTTCACATTGTTCCCCTGAACGGCTTTGATCGCCCGCATCTTCAACCTCAACAGGTCAGCACTAATTGGACGCTCAAACATCGGGCCAATACTCTCTGCCAGTTCATAAACCACCGCATCCCAATATCCCGGAGGCATGGAAAAGTTTGCATTGTAGGCCGTGATCTCCCCGATAACCCCACGCGATTCAATCAGCACATCATTGACCTGCGTAGGGATGGGCCAGAAGAAAATCGCCCCATTCGGCCAGTCAGTCGAGTAGTAGTAGTCGGTCGGCATCGTCGAGGTAAGGTTTTTCACCCTCTGATTGGCCCACCAGTCATCATCGCGAGGATTAAGGGGTATCTCTGTTTCCGTTCCGGTCGTTCCAATCAGAATCAGGCTGATCGAAGGAATCTCCACCGGCCTCTGATTCACGTCAAAGTTAGCTCCCGGCCCAATCGTCACCGGATGGATATTCGTCGGCAACGTGAACTGGGTAAAGTTGACGTTGTAGATCATCGTCCGCACAGCGTTATAACGGTCAATAAGCCGTTGGAGCTTCGTCATAACCTGCGCTTGATCGTCATTCGACGGAACCTCACCAGCGGCGAGCGCACCGATCTCCTGCATCGCGGAAGTGATGAGGTCAAGAGCCTTTACCGTGATCGAATTAGCTGCGGCCATCTCCCACCTTCCAACCAACACGAAGCAAGCCGTCAAGCTCATCCTGATCCTTGGCGGTCAGAACCTTCGGCTCCCCATTTTCGCGGGGATAGTAAACCTTGACCGGGAAGGTCATTAGGCCGCCGTCCGAGGCCGTCCGCGCTTGGCCTTGGCTTCATTGATCTGGTCCTGCACGCGCTCCGCTTCGGCCTGATACTGCGCCGACAGAGGCTCTTCGCGCTCCTCAGAGAACGCTGGCGCCTGCTCGCTCCATCCGTGGGCCAGAGCCGTGTTCAGTTCCTCGTCAGACCCAACAAGCATGTGAACGATCTTCTGCGGCGTGCTGTGCGACAGGTCATAAACCATCATCGGAAACTTTTGGTACTTGTAGGCTTCTTTCGGAGGGTTGTTCAGGTCGATAGTCTGCATCGGCTTGCGCTGGCCATCAAAGTTCGCCACGATCTGCCGCATACGGTTTACTTCTTCAAAGCTCAGTTCCTGCATGGAAACTCCATAGATGGCCGCAAGCTGTTCCTGCTTTTGCTGCCGGGTTAGGTTGGAAGGGCGATAGAGGCCCGGTTCTGGAATGGGCATAGAGGTAAAAGGGTGGGCGCACCCCGAAGGATGCGCCCAGTTGGTTACTCAGCCGATGCAGCGCCGAGGCTGTAGAGGTCGTAGGTCGCGCCTACGCCGTTCACATCTCCGACCGCTGTCACGATCAACAGAAACTCCCGAATGTCGAGAGTAGCAATTGCTCCTGAAGCCGCCTTCAATGTTCCGCCAGTGCCCGCCGCGATGGTGAGCGTGTTGGAACCGGGATTTTCCACGATGATGCGGATCCCGGTGCCAACTTCGGCGCCCTCAATCAGCGAAACCAATGCCTGCGAGGTCGGAAAGGTTCCCGTGGAGGCTCCATTGGCTGTGTGCTGAATGAATCCGCCGAGAACCTGCGCGGGAGTGTAAGTTGCACTTCCGGTAGGGACAGCGGCGATGGTGTACTTCTCATTGATGATGCTTGAGAAGCTGGGAGACTGCTTTTCCGGCGTAAAGCTGTTGATGACCGGAGCGGCAGTCGAGGGGATGGTCTGGTTAGGGTTTGCCATAGTTTAGGCTCCTACGACGCAAACAGCGCCATTGTCTTGGTAGAGGTTGCCGAGCCCAAAGAGCGAGTCCATGCGATTGACCTGCACCGACCGCACTGGATCCCACGCCTTGACCTTGCGCACCGAGAGTCCGGTGTCTGGGTCGGTTGCAGCGCCCGCCTTCTCGACGGCTTGGGGCACATACAGCTTTGCACCCACGATAGAGAAGGCCTGGCGGGTTAGATTCAACCCAACCGTGCCTACTTTGCCGTTCGGAGAAGTGGTTCCAGGCCAGAGCGTCAAAGCCGCGCCGTTTGCCGGCAAAGCGTCAACGTTCTGGTACTGCGAATCCGGCCCATAGATCGGAGGCAGGATGTTGATCGTGTCCGCACCAGCACCACCCACAGCCGTAAGGGCCTTGGTGATCGTGAAGACCTTGGGAGAGGCCTTGCCAGGGATGCGCCGGGTCATCGGGTTGACGAGGTTGACGTTGGCGAAAGAAATCTTGTCGCCAACATTAAAGGTGTCTCCAGCCGTCGCGGTGATGGTAATCGCCGTTCCGCTCTGGTTGGCACCGCTCACGGTTACTGAGCCGCTCCAGGTTCCCGCAGTATGCGAGTAGAGGGATTGAGACTCGTAGAACATCGAGCCGCCGAGCCCACCAATCACACCTTCCTTGAACATCCTCGAGATTTCGTCAGGCGGATTGAAGATGCTGGTAATGCTCGAACCGAGCGAGGTCATCATACTCGAGGAAATGAGCATGCAACGCTTGCCCAGAACGCCAGCCGCATTCTCTTCGAGTCGCTGCCGAGCGGTGTAGTAGGTGTTGACGCCGGTGGGGTCAGTGCCAAGAGCGCCAACGGTCAAGCTGGCATTCTGGTATGCCCACTTCGCGCAACGCGAGTCGCAGTCCTGAGCAAGGGCGGCGGCGGCAGGCTCAAAGTACTGATCGTTGAGCTCCTGTTCGCTGCGCTCCAGCTTGACCGCATCCTCGTAGTCGTCCCACTCGAATGCAACCTGCATCCACTGGTCAAGATTCACCTGAGTCTGCAAGCGGTTGATGCCCTGCGGTTCATAGCCCATACCATCCGTGACTTTGAAGCGCTGGGGGAATTTGACCGTAATCTGGCTTCCGGGGGCGAATTCCTTGTCGAAATCCTTTTGCCAGGAACGGTTGAAGTATTCCGCGACCACCAGCTTATTCAGCAGTAGGCGCAGTACCTTCAGCGATACCCATTGGGTGTTTAGAAAATTGTTGGTTGCCATTTACACTCCGCGGTGTCGGCGAAGGTCCTTGGCGTTCTCGGCGTCCAACCATGCACGAGTCGCCTTGGCATCGCCACGACCGATTGCTTGGAAAGCGCGTTCTGATTCGTCCATCGTTCCCGCGCCCCGATTCCCAATCGAAATCGGCGGTTCGGCTGCGCTTTCAGGCCCTCGTTTTGCAGGAGCGGGAGTCTCTTTTTCGGAAGAGAACTGCCCTTTGTCGTTGCGCGCGGTGTTTTTGGAGAGTTCCTCGATGATGCCGTTCTCGACAACCGCCAGATAGCGGATTGCCTTCCCCGGCTCGCTCTTCGCCATCGAAAGAAACTTGGCCAAGGTGGCCGAGTCACTTCCAAGGGTGTAGATCAGGTCCGCAATCACATCTGAATCGTTCAGCATTGCCTTAACGTTCGGATTTACCCCAGCGTCAGAAACAATCGTGTTCAGTGTCGGCTGCAATACCTCATCGAATCTTTCGCCATACCGCGCACGAGCCTCATTGACCTTCGCATTGAGCGACTGCTGTTGCGCGTTCTGCTGTTGCTCGAAATTGCGGAACTGGTCCCGAACATCGGCCAGATGATCCGCCATGGCTGCATTGGCTTCTTCGTAGCTTGCCTCTGGATTCTGGCTTGCATACTCCTCAATCCATTTGGCAGGCCTGAATTCCTTGCGCCATTCCTGATAGTTCGCTGGCTTTGCGGGCGACGGGTCCGCTTTCGTCTCTTGTTTCGGCCTGCGAGCGTCTTCCAGATCCTTTTCGAGCTGCTTGACACGCGACGTCAGTTCACCAATGCGGGCCTCTGCGCCCGGCTTACGACGTGATTCCTGCGTATGCTTACCTGGTTCCGATTCAGGTGCTTCTTCGGAGGTCGCCTCTTTCGACGGGTCAGAGGATGCCGCTTCCTCAGTCTTCGGCTTGTCCTTCTCCGGCAGGTTTCCCGTGTTACGCCATTCGTCGTACTCAGGAGTTCCACTGCGGGGAATATCAAAAGTCTGGTTGTCTGTTGAGACAGTGGTTTCCGTGGCAGTTGACGGGGCTGCTTGCGTCTCTTGGTCCATTTTGTTTCCTTTGTGTCCTTACGCCGGACTAGCGGGGTGATGCTAAACTTGTGGCATGTGGACTACATGTGCAAAGTGCGGTGGCACACTCTCCAAGGTCACGCATGATTCAACGGGAGTTTCCGTTACTCGGTATCTCCCCGCGCTCAGAACATGTATTGACGGCAAAGGCCATGATGTAACGGGTCGCACAATGCCGAACGTGGATGACCTATTCGGCCATACTCCCTTTATTACTGATTGGTCTCTGTTTGAGACTGATCCTGAGGTATTTGAGGCTTCTGAGCGGCCATAGCTGCTTGCTGCTCAGCCTGAGCCTGTTGCATATCGCGCTGGTGAGCCTGATCCTGAGCTTGCATCCCTAATTCATGCGCCTGCTGATGAAACTGCGATTCCAGATCGCTGAAGGTCTGGTTGCGCTCACTGACTACCTGAGCCTTCGTTCCAATCTCTGCCACAGCCAGCTTCGTCTCGCGGTCAAGGTTGGCCTCAGTCAGCCGAGTAACAGCATCCTGCTGCTGTAAGGCCATCTTGCCTTGCATCTCGATAACCTTGGCCTTCTTCTCAAGCAGCAGTTCTTGTAGCTGGGCGCCCATCTTCTGCATCTGTTCCTGCATCACAGCGCCCTGCTGCTGCATCTCCTGCATCTGCTGGCCCATGCCCTGATTTTGCGGGCTGATAATGTCCGCCATCTGATCGCCCAGCGGTCCAAGTTGCTTCAGGCGAATCACCATAGCAAGAAGCTGCGCAGCCTGCGGCCCAGAAACGGGGAGATTCTTGAGATTCGCTACCAGCGTGTCGGCAAACTCAGAACCTTCCTCACGCTGCGACTCATACGACGGCCCAGTAGAGATTGTTACCTGATAGCGGCCTTTATCGTCAGCAATAGGGAAGTGATACTCGTGATCGCCCTCAAAAACGACAGCATCCGTGTTGATCGGCACCATCTTATGCTTGCCGTCTGCCAATCTAATCGGTCGCTTCGTCTCGCCAAGGTCAGTCTCAGACAACCATCCATTCACGATTCGGCCGGTCAGCTTGATTGCGCGGTTGTAGCTGTCTACCAGGTGATAGCTGCCAATCGCCTGGGAAGACTGAATCTTATCCAGCGCCACGCCAGACTTCTGATTGGCCCTCTGTGTCGCCGTAGGAAGTGCCTGCAATCCCATTGCCGACATAATCGCCCGATGGCAGATGTCTACACCCACCGCGTAGGCCTGAAAGTCGGGTGTCAGTGGTGTGCGTTGTGGAGGCGGCAAAGTCTGCTGCCCCGTAGCGTCTACAACCGGGTCATACTGCGCGTAAGGGTGAAAGACATGGTTGATACTCTTCCAAGTCTCTTCGTCCGTCTCAAACTGCCCCACAGCGCCGATAAATGTAGTCTTCGGCAACTGGCCCATGTTTTCGAGCATCGCGCTCATCACATAAGCCAAGGCTTTTTGCGGGTCACGTGCCAGAGAAACCAGCGAAAGCAACACTCTTTCGCCGCCGCTGCCGTAATCAACCCATAGCTCCTTACCAAATACAGGGATGATAGGAATATAAGGTCCGGGCTGCACGTCGCCTTTACGCAAAATCTCGACGCCGTTGGTCACATACTGCTGAATGGTCCGTTGGTAGACAATGCGCTTTTTCTTTCCTACTTGCTTCTTGGTCTGCTTTACCTCCCAGTAGGAGGCAATCAGGATCGATTTCCCGTCATACCAGTACTCGGAGTCTTCACCGAATTCATCCGCAGAAAAGCTCTTCTTCTCGGCATCGGGATATTCCGTCTCGAAATCATCGAGAGGTAGCTTCTCCAGCTCAAATGCCCATCGAATATCAGATCCATCGAGTTCCTTGTAATCCGGATCGATCAGAACCGCATCAGGATTCATGATCGGCAGGATAAGGATCTCCTGCTCATCACTCTCGTCCGATACATAGGACCGGCTTACCCGCCAATATCCGATATTGCGCTCCACCGCCGCTTGCAGACCATTGATATAGGCCTGTGAAGCATTGCAGGCATACTCAATTGCCCGGATGCGATTCTCACGGTACTCCGCTAGTTGCTCCGTAGCGTTATCGCCGGCCGGGTCGATCTTGATTCCAAGCGGATTCTGCCGCGCGGTATTGACAACCTGATTGACATACTGATTCAGTTCATCCGCGCAGACGGTAGGACGCCCTTTACGTGCCTGCTTGTCTTCATCGTCCCAAGGATCGCCTGAGACGTAGCGCATGTTCTTCTGGCCGTCTTCGCGGTTGCGCCGCCACTTATCCATCCCATAGCGGTAACGCTGGCGGATACGCTTTAGCAGCGCTTCGTTCTGAGTCCCCAGATCAGGATCGTCCAAAACTTCAGTTTCCGGCATTTACATCCCGTAATAAGGTTGGACATTTGGGGCAAATTTCACGCGCAGGTTCCGAAAGATAGTCATGTACCCACCCCGCTTTGCGAGCCTTCAGAATCACGTCCACGTTGGTCTCCTCCCCCACTTGATGAAAGACTTCCTGCTTCAGGCACTTCGCGCACACTAGCGTGAGGGTCCGCTTGGCAAGTTCTGCAGCAATCAGCTTCTGCACGGTCGATACATCTCGCGCCGACCGAAATTCATGCAACTTCCCGTCTGCGTCCAGAGTAGGCCACTTTTCCCGCTCTGCCCGCTGGCCTACTCGTGAGACATAAACATCAAGCGGCTTCGGGATGAAGCGAAGATGCGGCTTTACGGATTCATAAAGGTCGTTGCGGTCTTCTGGCGGAGTCGAAGTAAGCAGGTTCTCAAGATGCTTATCATCTCGAATCGTTCGAGCAAGCACCTTGATTGCCTCACCAATGTCAGTAGGCAAGCCACGTCGCTTGAGCATGGCGCCGACCATCCCCGCCTCTTTGCGGGTCTTTGCGAGGTCGATCATTTGCCCAACACTCGGTTGGCCTTCGCCCTGATCTTGGCCGCCGATGCAGGGCTGAGGTTGCCCGCCTTCACCTGTTGTGTGGCTCGCGCCTTTGCGTTAGCCGCATGGCTCCTGTCCGGCATCGGGTACTTGCGCGAACCCGGCAAGCCAAACTCGTTTGTGGGGATTCTCTTCCGTGCTGCTGCATTCAGTTTTGCCATATCAACTCCATGCACTTCCTCTTTGAGGAGGGCGCTTACTCTTTTCCTTTGCTCGTTCCGGCTCTTGAAGCCCCACAGCCAAGGTGCGCAGCGCATCGGCGGGATGACTCGCATCGTCATGGAGGGGCTCTCTGCGGGAGACGCCTAATGCAGTCTGCGGACCCCACTGGTATCGCCTGAGATATTGCAACCCATCGAAGCACATCTTCTCGTCAAACCAGAGCTTAGGGAACAAGGTTCGTACTGCATTTATTCCCTGGTGTACTTCCAGACGACGGCACACCCGCACCTTATATCCAAGCTCGCGGATATTGTCCTCGATCGACTTGCCAGTCCCTAACTCTTTCGTGGCCCCATCCCAAGGCAGCCAACAAGTCCCAAGCACATAGCCCCATGTCTGCATCTCCTTGACGTAATAACCAATGGGCTGATGATCGTCTTGAAAGTAGCGGAT